CAATAGCAACAGGGTTGAACTCGTAATATTTTTTGTTTAAACCAGGATGATAAAGAGAAAGCAGTTTTTGTAAATTTTGAAGTCTTTTTGAAACTTTTAATTCACCATTAATAAACATAATGTGACCAAGAGTTGCTTCTCCTTTTTGCTCATCTTTAAATGGTGAAGCTTGGTTTGTTGCATATCTTAATTCTCTTTGCTCACCTGTTTTTTCATCAAAAAACAATAAGTTAGATCTGTGATGGTGAGCGCTTTGAATTGTGTATGTTAAAGGTCTTCTTCTATCGTTTAATAGATATATTCTATCCTTTATTTCCCACTTAGGAGTTTTATTTTCCTTTTGTGGTGTTTTTTCCACGCGTTGTGGAGTTTCGATTTCTTGAGGTGCTACCTCAATATTTTTAGCTGTAGCTTTTTTAGCCATGATATAATAAGATTAAATAGTTAAAAGAGTAATAGTTACCCCCAGCCTAAGCCAGGGGTAAAAATTACAGTGATTGCGTTTATTATGCTCCAGTGAAAATAACAAAGTTGTTTGCACCTTGAACACAAAGACATCTCTCAGATAAGAAATGAACTTGCATAGCGTCTAGATCAGAAGTATAAGCTCCTCCAACAGATCCAGTCAACCAAGACTTCATGCGACGGTCATCAGCTTGAGAAGCGCGATAACGTACGTGTAAGAATGGTCGGCGAATGTTAGTGCCTAAAGTTTGATCGTAAACAGTAGAAGTTCCAGCAGGAACTAATACTCCCTCAATTGGGTTGATAGTTGCGGCTCCACCAGCGGCTACTAAACCACCACGTGTAGATGCATCGTTAAGATACTTCCAGTCAGTTTTATAGAAGTCGTAAGAACCTCTTCGGAAACCTGTGAAACCTAAGTTTAAGGCCATGTCTTCAGAGTTCTCAAACAAACCATAAGCTGTTCCACCATTTGCTCCTGCAGATAATCCAGCAAGCATGTCGTCAAGCTCTAATGAAAGACCTCTGTTAACGAATAACATATTCTCTTCAATAGCTCCTTGAGTATCAAGGTTCTTAAGAATCTTGTCAAACTCAGCTAGAGTTCCACCAAATTCGTTTTGAACATTACCTCTTGACTTAATAGCAGAGAAAAGACCATCAGTACCTTTCTTAGTAGCAATTGCAGCAGAACCAGCAACAGCTAATTCTCCCTCAACAACAGACATTTCCAAGTAGTCTTCAAAACGTAGTCGTGTCTCAGACTCAGCTTTTAAGTACCACAAGTATCCGCTTGTTCCGTCTTCAGTAGCAACTTCTACCCAACCAATCTGTGCAGTGTCAGATCCGGAGATTTGATACTTAGACTTGATAATGATAGGTGAGTTACTGAATTGAGTGAAAGAAGGAGTGATAGACTCTGCAGAAGCATCGCCAAGTCCTTTTCCATATTCAGAACCGTAAACAAAGATCTTAAGATCTGTACGTGCTCCAGCTCCCAAACCACCTGCGTTTGCAGCTGCAGATAAAGCAGCAGCAGCATAAGGTGCAACTGTAATAGTAGCATCAGCTCCTCCTACAACACCTGCAGTTTTAGCAGTTACAACAGCTGTACATTCAGTTCCGTTAGTTGGGTCCATAACAACAATTGTGTCATTTACTCCAATAACGTTAGTGATAGTAGCTGTAACGTTGAAAGATAAAACATTAATAGGATTACCAGCTGCCATGATAACGTTATCATAAGCAATGTGTAATCTGTTTTGCTCCGACCAAACAACTTGGTCAGATGTCATTGGCATTTCAGCTCCAACCATACGTAAGAAACCAGAAAGAGTTCTGTTTCCGTAACGCTCTACTTCTTGTTCGTAGATCTCAGGTAGATACTGTTGTGCGAAATCATTTGTGCCATCTGTGAAACTAAGGTAGTTAGTTTCAAGGGCTTGTAATTTTTGGCTAGGGACTATTGATCCAAAAGCCGGCGTTAATGAACTTGCCATAATTTATATAGTTTTAAATTTTGATTTTTTTAATTTTAAGTCTTGAAGAATCATTTGATTTATCGCCTAACACTTTTACTTTAATCCCATCTTTAAACCCATCAGTCTGTGTAGCCTGTCTTGGATTTGCGCTAGGATTTTTAGAACCATCTACAACCTCGCGGATTGCATCTGCTTTTCCTTGTTCGTAAAAATGATTAGCAATAGTATCTACATTTTCAGCAGCATAAATAGCCTTGTGATAACCTTTAGAATCGTTTATATTACCTTTCCCATCAAAGAACTTCCCTATTAGGTTTTGTAAACTTGATTGTTCACTTGCTGTTTTATTAGGATTTTGAACATTATACCTGAATTTTTTATTACCTACATTGAAATCAAAACCTTTGAAATCAGAATTAAAATATTCTTTTGTTTTTTGTTTAAAATCTTCTCGTTGTTTTTGTAAATTATCCTGCTCCTTCGTATAGCGATCGAAAAATTCCATAGCTTTTTGTTGCTCTTGAGTTACACCCGGTCTCAACTTGATCTCGTCGTAATATTTACTCTTTGAGCTTTCTAAAAAGTTTTTGGCTTTTGCGACCTCTTCTTTCATTGCGAGTTTCTTTTTGCGGATATCTCGCTCCTCATCTAGTTCTTCATCAAATGAAAAAGAATCTTCCATAAGAAAGTTTACTTCTTCAATGTTTAAATGCGGTTTTGTTTGCTTATAGTATTCTCTTAACAATGTGTTATTGTCAACATTAGAATAATCAGCATTGAGCCGCACATAATCTTCTATAGTTCCACCTGTCTCTTCCATGAAAGAAACAAGCTTTTCAATATTTTCTGGTAAAGGCTTACCTGTTATTTCAGCTTGTTTTTTAGCTTCTTCAACCTCTTGCTTTACATCTTTAACTTCTTCAGCTATCTCTTTATCGGTTATTTCTTCAAGAACTGATTTTTCATCTTGAACGGATTCCCGTACTTCTTCAACCACTTCTTCGCTACTTGTACTGTCTTTTTGTTCTTCGACAGCAACATCGCTTGCATTTGTTTCTCCGATTTGAACGGCATCGTCTTCTTTTTTATCTTCTGTAGGTATAACTACTTTAGTTACTTCTTCCTGTTTAACCTCTTCTTTAGGTTTTGATAAATCAACTTTTATAACCTCTTCAGTTTTGTTTAGTTTTTTCATCTTAGGCTTAGACTTTATTTTAAAGTCGCCTTCTTGTTTTACTGTTTCTGACATAATATAATATAATTAAATAAATAAAAGATTTGTTTAGGTTATAAAGATCCTAAATCAAATCCACCTAACTCATCATTACCTTCTGACTCAAAGTTAATAGGTAATAAATCATTTTTTCTTTGGTCAATCAATTCTGATTGCTGCGTTCCTTGTATTCTTGTTCTTTGATCTTTACGATCTTCTATTTCTTTTTCTCTATTTGCTTCAACGCCCGCTCTAGCTTTTGCTAATTCCATCTGGTAATTAAACTCTTCAGCCATAAGTTCTCTTTTTATTTGAGCTTCTGTTTGCATGCGTTGTATTTCAAACTGAGATTTAGCTTGTTCTATATTTACTTTTTCTTGAGTTAAAGCTTGTTGTTTTTGAACTTCTGACAAAGCTGCCGCTTCTGAAGCTTTTGCGTTTGCTTGAGCTTGAGCTTGAATATTCTGTTGAGCAGCTTGTTGTTCTCTTTCAATTTTCTGCTTTTGTCTAAGCTTAATATATTGATTAGCAAGTTTTGTGTTTTTAATTTCTCTAATATCAATAGCGTCAGATAAAGCAATTGCTCCAGTTTTTAAAGCTACTTGAATATTTTGCTCTAATAAAGCTTTTTCTTCCTCTTCAGGTTCTAGCTCTAAATAAATACCAAAATCATGTAATTGTAAATCAATTAAACTTTGTAGTGTTTCAGTATTAAAATTACTAATAGAATTTTGTAAAGAATTTCTAGTCAAAGGATTAATTATTGTATCTGAAACTCTTAAGCTTATATTTTCGCATATTCTTAAACTTATAAACAACAAAGAATCTATCATGTGTCTTGTTGCAACATTTGAAGCGTTAGCTGCTAATTTTTGTAAACCTACTAAAGCGTCTTTTTCAGGCATACTACCATCTCTAGCCTCATTAAGCCCAGTTACGTCGCGTATCATTTGTAAATAATATTGATACGTTCCTATTAAACTTTGAATTTTAGCTTGACCCGATGAAGAAGTTAATTCTGAAACAGGTACTTTACCTGGATTAATACCACCTTCTTGAGTAAGTGATCTACCAACTATAGAACCTGTTTGAAAATACATGTTTAAAGCTTCAGCTGGATTATAAGTTGTTCCATTACCTAAATCAACTTCAGCTAAACCATCCATATCTAAGAAAACTCCATCTGGAACTAATCTAGACATTACTTGTTGTAGTTTAAGATGTGTTAGCTGTATCATATCAGCAAATCCAGTTATTTTACTAACCATAGATTCAACACGACCTTTGTATATTCTAGGTGCAGATATACAGTAATTCATTTTAACTCTAGTTGTGTCTGCATATGGCCTAGTCATGTTTTCAGAAAGTTTCCAATCTAACATGTAGTTATTACCTAAAACTTTTGCGCCTGTATATAAAACTTCAATTGTTCTAGTTACAACATCAAAATTATCGTTTTCTGGTGGATTAAAAGTATCTGGCTTTACTAAAGCTTTTTCAAGACCTTGATCTGTTTTCTTTATTTTAAATACTTGATTATGATAAGTTTTATATTCAAAATACATTACCTGAACAGTATTTTCGTCATAATTACCCCAACCTGTTATATATTGAGAATTACCAGGCATTTGCTGTATTCTTAGTAATTCTTCTTCTGGGATGTTAGGATATTGTTTTTTTAATTCAGGTATAGTTATAGACTTTACTTCTCCTATGTAATAAACATCTTCAAAATTAGGATCTTCTGTATAAGAATAAACCATATATGCAGGATCAACATAATCTATTGTTATTCCTTCTGCTTTATTAAACATTGTTTTTGAAGCTCCTATTCCTAATACAGCTAAGTCATAAGCAATTCTTTTTTTAGTTTGATCGTATTTGTTTTTGCTTAAAACATTATTAATTAGTTCTTCTTCTGCTATTTCTACTTGTTGTTTGTAGTTCATTTGCATATAAAGATCTAATTCTTCTTTGCTAGCAGGTAAATCTTCTGGGTTAGAAGTTTTATAAAGATTCATTCCAATTTTTAAAAAATTTTCTAAAGCTTCTTTATTGTTTATGTCTCTAAGTATAGCTTTTTGATAATCACCTCTTTGTTTTAATGAATAAGGATCTTGAGCAACAGCATTAATGTCATAATTTTTTTCTGACATACCGTTTACTACTATGTCAACAAACTTAGGAACAATAGCTACGGGTGTCCAATCTAAGTTTAAATAAGACAAGTCACCATTAATTGACATTTCGTCTTTATACTTAGCTATTGATTGCTCTCCTCTTGCGTATAATCTTAATTGATGAAAATTACTATAAGCTTTAGCATATCTGTTTCCTGATCTTCCTTCTTGAAACCATTCTCCTTCTATAGCTCTACCTACTTGAATCCCATAGTCTAAGCTTGCTTTTTCTTCATCACTAACCACTTGGCTAGGAAAAGAGCTATTTGTGTTAGTTTCGATCCTCATTTATTTAAGTATTTTTGAAATGTTTCCACTATTGTTATATCTTTTAATCCCTAAATCTATAGACTTGCGTTCTTTTTTTGCAACAGGTATATATCTATTCTTATTACAAGCCATTAAAGCTAATCCAGAACTTATAGATGCGTCATGCTTTGTTCTGTTATTAACATTAAACTTAGCCCAATCATTTAAGGTTCTTTGAAAATACATATCTCCGTATCCAGTTTCCAGTATACCAACATTTGTATTTATATATGTTTCTATAGCAGCCGCGTGGGCTTGCTTAATATCTTCGCTGGTATTAGGTATACCACCTATTTCTCTTTCTGTGGCTGATAGTTTGTTCCAAACTTTATCCGGCCTGTTCATTGAGTAACCTCTATAACCTCTTCTTTTAAAATGATATAAAAGTCTTGGTTTGTTATTCTCTGCTAATATAGGCATACCGTAAAAAATACAAGCCATTAAAACGTCTTCAAAGAATATTTCTGCTGTTTGTGGCCTAGCTATGTATTCTAAAAAAAACTGATTAGGTGGTGCATCTTCCATGCTAAACTTAGTAAGCCCATGTAAAGCTCCATTAGAACCTCGACCGTCTACAGTTCCTGATATGTCATAGCTGTCACAACCAAAAGCTCCCATGTGCTCATTACCAGGGTGTTTGCTACCGTTTTTTATAATTACTCTATTTTGTAATTCTATTTGAGGTACCCAAGATATATTAAACCTTCCGTCTTTATTAGGTACAAATATTACTCTTGTATCTTGAGTAGCGTTTTCCCATTGAAAGCTTCCAACTGTTACAAGTGACTTGTTGTTTAAGTCTACATTGTAATCTATTTGCTCGTATATTTTAGTTAAGTTAAACAAAGATTCTTTAGCCTCATCTCTAAAAGCGTGTTCTTCTGTTCTTGGAAACTGCCTATAATATTCGTTTAGCCCGTCTTGATCTTGCTTTAGTCCTTCTACTTCATTATTCCAATGGTCTATAACACCTTGATTTATATAATCTCCAAATACATCTTGTGTTTCTTTTTCTGGCGTGTCAAATACTGGATGACCATATTTATCAATAAAACCTTCATAGTTCCACTCCATTGGTATAAACAAAGAATACAAGCCTGAGCTTGTTTGACCATTAGCGTTTCTTTTTTCTACATTTGAGTTGTAGTATATCTTTTTGAAGTTTTCACCTCCTTTGTCTAAAGAGTTTGATGTTGAACCCATCATGCACTTACCTATTATCCTGCTACCTAATCGTAAACATGTTTTAGTAACTCTCCAGTTGTTAAGTATGTTAGTAGGTTTCTCCCACTTGCCTGATTCATCGTGTATTAAAAGCTTTAGCTTTTCACCATCATAAGAGTTATCACCTGTATTTTTCCAGTCTATGGTTGTATCAAGTCCGGATATTTCTTTAAGCTTTTCGTTATTGTCCAGCTTTTTTCTTGTGAACTTTGTCGCTGGTACTCTATAAGCCAGTTCCGTTTTTGGCCGATCCATTCCATCTTGTATTGGTTTAAAAAAGAACGGGTAGTTAACTGATATTGGAACAACTTTATCAGTGAACATCTTTTTAGCATCTGGTCCTGATTTTGATAGTATACCAAATCTGGAGTCTGTCGATATTGTTGCAGCGTTGACTGTTTCACCTGATGCCATAAATGAGAATCCACTCCGTCTATTTTTAAGGTAGCACATGCCATAGCTTCTTCTATCGGCCCTACAAGCTTCCCAGAATATGTAGAACAATCTGTTCGATTCACGAAAATTGGGGTGGCCAACGTCAATCTTACTCCACTGCAAGTACATATAGTGAGTGCCAGTAATATATGTAGGCTTATCTTTGTTAATAAACCAAAAACCTTCTTCGCGTTTTTTAAATTCATCATCTATGTAACCGTACCATTTTTCTTTAAACTCGCTAGGATATTCTTCCCAGTCAAATACAGATTTTATTTTGCTTAACTCTTTAGGATATTCTGAGTATTCCCAGGTATTACCATCAAAAACATGAGGTTTTTCTTCTTTTGGTAGAGCTATCTTCAAACCTTGTATTTCGTATATTTCACCGATCTTACCTGTTTTACTTATGATAACTACGTCATGTTCTTCATTGTAACCGTATTCCCATTTAGCATACCTATTAGTTCTTTTTAAAACTTTAGGTTTTATATGGTTATCTAGTATTTTATATAAAGTTTGCTGATACATTACTTAGATCTTCCTTCAGCAAAGCCTTTAAAAGTTTTTTCTTTTGTTACTTCTTTAGGCTTATCGTTTAACATATCTTCTTCTTCTTGTATTCTTGTGAGAATTTCAAAAGCATCAAATATTGCTAACTTTTTTGTAGCGGCAGCGTTTTTAAGTCTGTCAGCTGATATATCATCTCCTGAGTCAACAATCTTTTCTTGCGCTACCTTTATTAATTCTTCAACTGCTTTTCGCCCAGCTTGGATTATACTCAATTTCGTTTCCTTGTTGCTCATACTTAATTACAATATCATTTGATTTCATACAATATAATCGCTCTCCGTCTATAAAAAATTCGTATTCACCATCTGGCGTATAACCAATCATATCTCCTGGAGTGATTTTAAGAGCTTCTAAGGAACTATTACCGTATTTTAATATACCAATAAGCTCGCGTTCTTTATCTAACGTTAGATCGTTATCACTTAAAAGTGGTTTTACAAAACATCTATCGTTAAATGTGTTCCAATTTTTTTTGTTCTTGTACATATAGACTTGGTCCATTGCAACAAAATATAAGTTTTCTGTAAATTTAGATCTACTTGTTTTTTGCTTATCTCTTATATCTCTAAATGTTCTAAAAACATTATGATGTATTACTACAGTATCACCAACAGATATTTTAGTTTTATAAGCAAGTGGTGTTGAAACAACTTTAGCCATATTACTAACTGCTCTAAAATTTTCTAAATCAGCGTTAGTTACAAGGCTTTTGTCACCTACTTTTATTTCATTATTGTATTGAGTGTTTAATGGCTCTACAATAAAATCAAATAAGCTTTTCATTTAATATTCTAAATCATACTCTATTGATACAGCCATGTTGGAATTAAAGTTTTTCCAAGGCATTACCTCTTGATTTTTTTTAATGTAAATGCTATAAGAATCTTTAGTTTCGTCATGTAGTATATGAGAGATTTCGTGTCCCCCATATACTTGTTGACCAACTGCGTAGTGCATTGCATCGTTTTTATAATCAGAACCTATACTTATTTTTCTGATTACATTAGTCATTATCTTCCTCAGGAATTAGCTCGTAAGATCCATCTTTTAAATCGATGTTAACCTTACCGTATTTTTCTTCAAGTTCCTTTTTAATAACTTCCATTTGCTCAGATTCTTTGGCGAACATTGTTACTAGGTCTGCTTTACGCAGCTCGCCAGCACCAATTTCTCCTTGGATCTGTACCATTTTGTTATTAAGCTCAGTCACTTGCTTAAGCTCTTCCGGGGTTATTTTGCTATTTTCTTCCATTTTATTTAATTTAATTGTTTTCATTTGTTTTTATTATTACCTATATTTTTACCTTTTTCCCACGTTCTACCAACAAAGTACGCACCGTACACAGTTACTAGTAATGATTGAAAGATAGGTATATAAGTCGGTTCTATTGTAAAACCACCTATGTTACCATCAAAGAAAGCACACAATGTAAAGATAACTGTTAAATACACAATAATCAATGGTCTTATGTTTTTTGATAAAAAGCTATCAGACTTCATATCAGACTCCCATCTTTTGGTAACTTGTTGTTGAGCTTCGCTATCAGCTTTCACAAGTATTTCTTTAATAGCTTTTTGAGCATTTAGCTTCTCTTCTTTTGATGTTGTTAAGTTATCTAGCACTTCGCCAACTTGTTTGACTACGCCACCACTTAACAATTGTAATAACTTACTCATCTTGTTTTATTATATGCTTCTTTCTCCCAAGGTAAATTCTTAGCTCCTTCTACCATAGTAGACCTAGGATATTTTTTACCTTTCCAATAAACGTAGTTATTATCATAATCAAGATCTCCTCGTTCCATTTGATCGATGTGAACCATCTCATGATCTATAACTTTTTGTTTATCGAGTGGAGATAAGTTTTTGTTTATTAAAATAGTTCCATTATTATTAGCCTCTCCCATTACACCTTTTTCAAGATTTCTCTCGTATATAGGTGTATTGCAAGTGCAAATAGGTGAATCCATTTTAAAAGCCATTTTACTTCTTTTTGTAAAGTTTTGCTGGAGATGGCTTCATCATTTTAAGAGCAGAGTGCTTAGACATCCAAGATCCACCCATTTTCATCGGTGACTTCTCAGCCATTTCCATTGGAGATTTACCAGCCATTTTAGCAGGAGACTTCATCATTTTAGCAGCAGCTCTTTCGTCTACTGGCATATCCATCATAAGGTCTTTTTTCTCTTGAGCAGCTGACTCTAGCTTCATTGGAGACTTCATCATTTTGCCAGGTGCATCATGACGCTCGTTTTCTAAATAATGTAATCTAGCAGAAGGCTTTAAGTTTTTGTCATAAGCCATTTTCATATCGTATTTACGCGCTTTGTTCATTTTGTTTATTGTTATTGTTATTGTTTACCATTTAACCTTATCAGCCCAGTAAGCCGCAGACATTTTGCCTTTAGCTATATTTTTTCTGTGACGGGCCTTAAAGGATTTTCTTTTAGCTTTCATTTTAGCAGACTCTCCAGACTTCGGCTTGCCAGCAGTGCTAGCACCTTGTTCGCCAAAGCGTATGATTTTTTCTTTACCATTAGCACACGCTTTTACAACGTGAGACTTCTTAGGATGTGAAGGTGTTTTCTTTGGCTTATTACAAGCTATGTTTTTCTTTACTAATTTTACTGACATAATATTATTTATTCACCACAGGGTTTACCTGTTTTAACATTTACCCAATTCTCTTTTTCAAACCAGTCTCTAAGTGTAGCACCTTTTTTCCTAGCGCCTTTGACATTAGTAGAACTTGATCTTTTGTATTTACCAGATCTACCTGCTGATTCTTTAGCTCTTACAACTTTATCTTTTTGAGCTTTGCTCATGCCTCTAACCTTAGCTAGAGGTAAACATACTTTTTTAGTGCCCCCACCTTTTACTTTACTTTTTGCCATTGCCTAATTTTTTCATTGCTTTATTTCTAGCACATTTCATTTTAGCTGCATAGCTAGGATTTTTTTGCCTATTAAAAACAATTTGCTGGTTTAAACTACCAACAATTGCTTTTTTATTACCCTTACGTGACTTAATTAACCAAGTAGCTAAATCACCGCAGTTTAGTTTTTTAAATCTACCTTTTGCATCGGCGTATTTACTGTCTTTCCACTCGGGTCTTTTTTCAGCCATTTTGTTGTTGTTTTATAAAGCTAGCCATTTCTAAGCCTAGTTCTTTACCTTTTTTAGAATCTGATTTGTAATGTGCTTTAGCTATATTTCTACTATCAGATATATCTTTTGCTTTTTTATCAAGCTGTTGTGCTTTTTCTGGATATTTTGATTTTAACATTTCTGCAACCAAATAACCTTGAGTTGAGTGTCCAGAAGGATATGATGGTGTTTTCATAGAGTCTAACTCTATATCTTTCAAAGAAATATCAAAGTTTTTTGCTAAAACTTTTGGTCTTGGTCTGTTATAGTATTTTTTTAAACTTACTATTATAGGCCTAGAAGAATCTAATAACTCTTGTATATAATCTTTGTTTTCCTTACCTACTATGCCTGTAAAAACTTTTGTAACGTCATCGTGATCTTTTACAAACTTTTTATTTTCAGAAAGTCTATCTATTTGTTTTATTTCTTTAAATGTCTCTAATGAATTTGATTTAGGTAGTTTATCTTTTTTGAACTTACTATAGTCAAAGTTTTTTAATAAAGACATTATCTACATTTATGCATGTTAATAAACCAATTAGCTAGCTGAACATCTCTTTTGGTAGCTGTGTTTCTTGACTTTAATCTGTCAACTTTATTGCAGGTTACATCACCACCATATAGTTTGTTTATTCTAGCTTTTAAAGTACCGCGATATGCTCCACCGCGCTTTTTCATTTTTTACCGCCAAAATTACTAGGTCCACCAGCCTTAGTGCAACGTACACCCCAGCCAGAAGCATAAGCGCTAGGCCATACTTTAAACTTACGTTTTGCGGCTGCTTTACAGCTATCAGATATTTTAGCATACAAAGGTGACTTGTTCATTTTACTTTTGAGCTTTTGCAGTTATTGGTCCAGCCGAGTAATCAACCTTAGCCAACTTAAGTTTCATCCCAGTAATACCAGAACTACTTCCTTTTCCATGGTTACGACCTTCTTGACTAAGTGGTCCATCCCATATAACGTTTTGTCCAACGTTTCCTTGAGAGTTGTAATCTTCTTTTGCCATTTTTATTTATTTATTTATTATTTTTTGTAAGAACAACTTTTACGCATAGCTATAGGCGTACTGTTCATAATATCTTCTTCAGACAAACCTCTGTTTGGCATTGCCATTGCTCTATCATACTCTGTTCCATATACTCGCATGGCGCTTGCTTGAGCTTGTGGAGAAAAACTTCCAGGCATAGGCGTGTTAAAACCTTGAATAGTTTGATTTCTTGCATTGCTCATAGGTTCAACCATTTTACCTGGAGCCGCTTCAATAGCGTCTTGTAACTCTTGTGGTAGTTGATCTTGATCACCTACTAGTGCTTTATCTAATGGAGAGCTTTTCATAATTATCTTGTTTTATCTTTATTAACGTTATATATAGCCTCAGTCAAAACTTTATCAGTATATGAGTTACCAGCTATTAATTTATTTCTTCTTTCACTTGTAGGAATATCATCTTCACCTAGCATTATTCTATACATCCTAGATATTAGCTGTTTACACTTAAATGAAACCTCATAAATATTATATTTTTGAGTTGTGCGATTACGGTTTCTCCAAACAATAATCCAGCCTTGTTTTAAAAGCGTGTTCCATCTTCTGTTATTCCAACTATATGAATATGTACCTATTTTAAAATCCTGCTTGGTGAAATGACCCATGCAGTCAAAATAAATAAGAAGCTCTAACTCTGCATCAGAAAGATCATTGTTTTTGCATGCCCATTTACGTATTATCCGATAATGTTTCAGCAAGTTCATATCTTTGATATCTCTTGCTTCTAGGTTTCTCATAAAACAACGACCACGTCTTGAAATTTAATGACGTGATAAACTTCTTTTTTTATTTCTATTTTGTGGCCAGCGTGTCTGTCGTAGAATATTACATCTCCTTCTTTAACACCAACCACTTCGTCCCCTACATTTAAAACATTAGCTTCTATATATCTAACGTCTTCTCTGTGGGCTTCAGCTAAAAGAAGACCACCTTTTGTTTCAGTAGTACCTTCTTTTATTTTTTGTATGATTAAATTTCTACCTATTGCCTTCATTAATTCGTAAGTTATTAATTACACAATCGGTTGATAATATTGTTGTCGCTACTGATGTTGCATTTCTAAGTGCGCTTTTAGTAACAAGCAAAGGATCAATAATACCTGACTTAATCATATTTACCATTTTTCCTGTAACCACATTTAAGCCTTTTCCTTTACCGGATATTGGAGTAGTTAAAACTATACCCGCATTACTTAATATTGTCTTAAATGGCGCCTTAACAGCCTCTAGGAGGATCTCTTCACCAATTGACAACGGCTTAATGTTATCAGCTGCATTTAATAATGCAATACCGCCACCAGAAACTATACCTTCTTTAATAGCGGCTTTAGTTGCGCAAATAGCATCTTCTACTCTATCTGACTTTTCTTGAAGTTCTATATCTGAATCAGCACCTACTTTTACTATTGCTACTTTAGCTGATAAACGAGCTAATCGCTTTTCTAGCTTTATTATTTGTCCAGGTGCTTTTTCTTTATTTATTTCCTCCTTTAGTTTTACAATTACCTGATCAATCTCTTCTTTGTTTTGATTGACTTGGATTATTGTTTCTGTGTCATTAGTAACACTTTTTACGCATGTGCCTAAGAAATCAGGAGATATTAAATCCATATCATCACCTAGGTCTTCATTTATAACTTTAGCTCCGGTTAATAAAGCTAAGTCATCTAAGGTGTCTTTTTTATTAACACCGTATGTTGGGGCGTTAATTACATTCACCTTTATATTGCCTTTAGTTTTGTTCATCGCAAGTGCAGCCAAAACGGGTTGCTCTAGGTCAGCTATGATTAATAAAGCCTTATTGCTTTTTATTACATACTCGAGAATCGATTGGATCTGTCTTACGCTTTCTACAGGAGAGTCGACCAACATTACTAAAGGGTTTTCTAGTTCAGCAGTTTTTGAATCACGATTAGTAATGAAGTTTGAGTTAGTCAATCCCTTTTCATATTGAACACCTTCTACAACTTCTACTTTAGTTTCTGAAGAAGCTGTTGGCTCCATCATAACAACACCGGTTTCTCCGACTGCTCTAAATGCATCACCAATAATTTTTCCAAGTTCTGGATCGTTATTAGTAGATATTGTTGCTACTGAATCTATCATATCTCCAGTAACCTTTATTGAGTTTTTTTCTAAATAAGCTATCACTTTTGCAACAGCTCTGTCTACACCCATTTTTAAATCTCTATAGCTTAAGTTTTTATCTTCTATAGAATATGCTTGCTCTAATATTGCATGAGCTAATACAGTAGCTGTGGTTGTACCATCTCCAGCTTCTTTAACTGTTTTTTTAGCTGCTTCTTTTAAGAGTGTAGCACCCATATTTTCAACTGGGTCTAGTAAAGTAATTGTTTCTGCAACAGTTACTCCATCTTTTGTTATAACAGGGTTTCCGCCACCGTCTTCTAAGATCACACATTTACCGCTAGCCCCTAGTGTGGAGCTAACGGCATTTGTGAGTTTTTCTATTCCTTTAAATACACTAACTCTAGCATCCTCGCCAAAGTTAAGATTCTTGACAATTTTGTCTGACATTTGATTTGATTTAATTTAAGTGGTTATATTATTTAAAGGTCTTGACTACTTTAGGTTGGTTGTTAAATTCAACTTTCTTTCTGTAGTGTTCAACTGTTTTATCAATTGCTTCTTCAGCTCCGTCTAATGTTTCTCTTCGAGTAACATCCGTCCACTTATCTTGATTGTTAAGCTCTTGATATTCAGTTTGATAAAACCCATTAGGTAACTGTACTATTCTCCAGTTCTTTTTTTCGGAAATATGTTTCCATATTTTTAATTGGTTTTCATCGTATTGTGGTTGACCGTTCCACGTGTTGGTCTGGTAATAAACTGTCATTGGTTTTGGTTTTTAGTTATTATTGGTTATACCTTTTTGGTATGGTTTTATTATTACTCGTTTACAAGCAAATTTACTTATTCCCCTTCAGCGGGTGGTACAGGATCTTCAATAGTAAGTGTTACTGAAGTTGGAGTAATATCTAAATCTATTGCAGATTGTATGTTAGCTTCTAAAGCTGTAATCTGGTCTGCGCCCATAGCTGCTTTAGTCCAAGCTACTACATCAGCGTTTGTAAGATCAGCAAAAGGAGTAAACGATGAAAGATCACTAGTACTTATTGTCTCTGTGCCAATATTTGTTGCTGTGTAAAAATTACCTTCAGAATCTTTTTGATCCGAAGTTCCTGTTACTATCCAATGCACGTTATAAACTACATCTGTGTAGCTTTGGTCAGTAGGGTAACAATCTACTGTTCTGCAATTCCAATCGTATGTTGTTGCCATTATTTATTTATTTTTGGTTTTGATGTTGATATATTTCCCAAAGATAATTTAAAATCTTCAAGAGTCATTTTAATTATTTTTTTACCTGACTTTTTTATTTCAGCTATAAGCTCAGGTGTTGCTTTTTTCATTATCATTATTATCCTTTTTCAAATAAAGGTATTAAATAATCTGTTCCGTTAACTTTAATGTCTAAGTAGGCATCTGGTGTAAAATCTGGCGGGTTTGTTGGTTCACCCTGTGAAACTTGTCCTGATTGCTCTAGTCCATTAACATACTTAAAAGTGCCACTAACAGAAAGTGTATGTGATGGAGAAGTAGTTCCAATTCCTACTTTACCTCTATCTAATACTAAAATATTATTATAAGCTGTACCATTGTTTGTTAAATCAAAAATATGTTTAACAATTCCACTACCTACATTTTGTTTTAGTAATAATTTGAAATTAGTATCAGTTCCATATTGCCAAGTTTGAAATGTATTATTTCCTCCTCCTGTTGGCCCTTCTTGCAAAATAGTACCACCACCACCAACTGTTAATAAACTACTTGGGTTAACTCCTCCAAGTCCTACATTACCATTAGATAAATTTAACCTTAAAATATCTTTAGTATAAGTTCCGTTACTACCAATAACACCATAACCGCCTGAATTTACAAAAGCTGATATACCATAATTACTGTCGAATCTTTCAATATATAAACCACCTGCTCTGT